ACGCTCCGATTGGAAAGACCTTTTCAGAAGACGACACCTAGTTCTCTTCGCCCAAAACCAGATCGGTTTGAATAATCTTTTCAAGCTCGTTTCAGAGAGCTTTTCGGCGGAAAATTTTTATCGTTTCCCAAGAATTGATTATGCTTTGTTGGAGAAGCACGGCGAAGGTATCATAGCGACATCCGCTTGTCTCGGTGGTATATATGCCGGAAACTACTGGATGAATCGTGACGATGGGGACGAAGCAGTTCTGGAGGCAATGCGAGAGACAACTCGTAAAATGCAGGGCATCTTCGGAGACAGATGGTATGCCGAGGTCCAATGGAATAGAATAAAGGAACAGCACGAACTTAATCAGTATGTAATCCAGATTGCAGAAGAATTCGATATTCCTCTCATTTCAACAGTTGATTGTCATTATCCCACACCAGATTCTTGGAAAGACAGGGAGCTATATAAGAGGCTGGGGTATTTAGGGAGATCAAGCAAGCCCGATTGGATAGAAAAAGAACTTCCACAGTCTGTCGAAGAGATGGATTATGAACTTTATCCAAAGAACGGCGATGAGGTTTGGGAGAGTTATAAAAACTATTCACAAGAACTAGGATTTGAATATGATGATGAGCTTGTATTGGGAAGTATTAGACGGACACAGGAAATTGTCGATAGAAGAGTTGAGGACTTTATTCCAGACAATACTGTTCGTTTACCTGCTTTTGTTGTGCCTGAAGGAAAGACAGACGATCAAGCCTTGGTTGAAGTTTGTGTATCAGGACTTAAAGAGTTTGATTTGCAGGAAAAAGAAGAATATGTAGAACGTCTTCACAAAGAACTTGATATTATTAAAGAACGAGGTTTCTCCAAATATTTTCTGACGATGAAAGCAATCGCAGATAAAACCAACAATATACAACTATCGGGACCGGGGAGAGGTTCCGCAGCAGGATCACTGGTGGCTTATGTACTTGGAATTACACAAATTGACCCTATTAAATACGGTCTCCTCTTTTCTAGATTTCTTCGAAAAGATGCTACCGATTATCCCGATATTGATTACGATGTTAGTGACTCTATGGCTCTTAAAGAACTTCTTATCGAAGATTGGGGGCGCAATACTGTTGCTCCTATTAGCAATTGGAATACTTTGCAACTACGATCACTTGTTAAGGATATTTCAAAGTTCTACAATATTCCTTTTACAGAAGTTAACACAGTTACTGGGAGGATGATCAAAGAAGCAACTCCCTTAGCCAAGAAGAAACATGGCATCACGGCTGGCGTGTACAGTCCGACTTTCGAGGAGCTAAAAGAATACAGCAAGAGTCTAAAAGAATTTCTTGAAAAATATCCACACGTCAAAACTCACGTCGATGCAATTTATGGACAAATCCGTTCTTGCTCACGTCACGCAGGCGGTGTCGTGATTGGCGAGGACTTGAACGAGCGTATGCCCCTTATCAATAGTGGGGGAGTTATTCAGACCCCTTGGTCAGAAGGGCAAGCCGTGCGTCACTTGGAGCCAATGGGGTTCATCAAGTTTGACCTTCTTGGCTTGGCAACTCTCAAGATGATTGAGGGAGCAGTCGCACACATCCTCAAACGCCATCACGATATTGAAGACCCAACGTTTGAGCAGGTCAAAGAATACTACGATAAACACTTACATCCGGACGTCATTGACCTGAACGACCAGAATGTATACGAGAATGTCTTTCACGAAGGTATGTGGGCTGGAGTCTTCCAATTTACAGAGAATGGAGCGCAGAATTTCTGCAAACTGGCTCGACCAACGAACATCATTGAGTTATCCGCGATTACTTCAATCTATCGTCCGGGTCCATTGTCTGCGAAAGTTGACAAGCAATATGTGAAGGCAAAAGGAAATCCAAGCGATGTTGAGTATGAACACGACATCATCAAGAACGTCACGGAAGAAACGTATGGTTTTCTCATCTTTCAGGAACAGATTGCTCTACTGGCTCATGAGCTTGGGAGAGATCTGTCTCTGGACGAGGGCAACAAGCTAAGAAAACTTCTAACCAAGAAAGGTTTATCGGGAGCAAAGAAGAATGAAAAGAATAGGATATATAATAAGTTTATTGATGGATGCGTTGATAAAGGTATCGGAAGGGGATTGGGCGAAGAGCTTTGGCAAAAGTTTGACTACTTTAATAGATACGGTTTTAACAAGTCTCACGCAGTTTCTTATTCAGTTATATCTTTCCAATGTGCGTGGCTTCTAAACTATTATCCAGCAGAGTGGATGGCTGCGTTCTTGGACAAGGAACCCGAGAAGAGGAAAGAGAAGGCAATCAACGTTGCGAAGTCTTTCGGATTTGAAATCCAGCCTCTGGATGTCAATACGTCCGGAACAGTCTGGGAAATCTCGGATGACGGGAAGACTTTGATTCAGCCCCTGACTTCTGTTAAGGGGCTTGGAGAGGCTGCGATTGCTCAAATCCTAAACAACCGACCATTCGAAACTGTCGAAGACTTTATCTTCAATGAGAACATGATATATTCAAAGTTAAACAAAAAAGGCTTAGATGTTCTTATACGAAGCCAAGCGATGAACTGCTTGGTAGATGAAAGGTTCACGGGACTAAGGCACTTCTGGTCTGCAGTGGCTGCAGATCGTCCGAAAAATAGAAAGAAATTCAATGAAAACATTGAGAACTATGAGCCAGAAGGGGACTTTTCAGATGAAGAAAAGATTGAGTATCTTTCGACATTGACGGGAATGTTTCCGCTTGATATGGTGCTTGACGATTATTCACGAAATAGATTGGATGAACTGAAAGTTCCACCGATCAGTGAGTTCGATCCCGATTTGCAACTTTGCTGGTTCATTCCGAGAGAGGTTACGAAGAGAACTTCAAAGAACGGCAGAGACTATCTTGTTCTCAATGTAATTGACGATACATCCAAAGCGACAACTGTTCGCTGCTGGAATGTTCGCGACAATGATGAAATAAAAACAAACAAACCATATATGGCGAAACTAAATTATGATCCAAATTGGGGATTTAGTACATATTCTATTAAAAAAAATATGAGATTACTGTTATAATAGGAGATACAAATGAAGATTGAATATTACAGAACGAGAGAGAATGCACAAGCCCCTCGTCGGGCTAATCCATCGGACGCAGGTATGGACATAGCCTTCGCGCCTGAAAACGACACTGGACCGCTTGTAATTCATCCCGGTCAAAGTGCTCTTTGTCAAACTGGATTGAAGTTTGGAATTCCACATGGATATATGCTCCAGATTATGAACAGGTCAGGCATCGCAGCCAAGAAAAGCCTTGTTGTTGGAGCCCATATTGTGGATGCTGGGTATAACGGGGAGGTTTTCATAAATCTCCACAACATCGGGAGTGCTTCTCAAACGGTAACTCCGGGTGATAGAATTGCTCAAGCAGTCTTGATTCCCATTGCCCTTCCCCAATTGGAAGAATATGAATGGGATGATCTGTATTCACGAGTATACACAGATAGCAACAGAGGTGATGGTGCTCTAGGCAGCACAGATGAGTAACTTTGCATTAATGTTTTGCCTGTTTGCTATGGGGCACACGTTCACTTGGTTTTCCAATAATTCCCAACTAACTTGGGGCTTTTGGAACGACAAGTTATTACTAGCAGTATCCTGTTTTGGTCTCCCCGCCTTGTTTTGCTTTTGGTGGGCAACAAAAATAGGATATGAAGAAGTAAAAGAATTATGGTCAGTAAGGCTGACTGCTTTCGGAGCATCATATTTGATGTTTCCAACACTAACTTGGGTTTTTCTCAGGGAAAGTATGTTTACTACTAAAACAATGATATGCATTATGCTATCATTAATAATCGTTATGATACAAGCTTATTGGAGGTAAGAAATGAAAGATTATTATATCGTATACACGAAAGATGGATGTCCCTATTGCGATAGGGCAATTGGAACGCTGAAAGAGAAAAAGGAGCCATTTATGGTCGGAAATATGACCAACAACCCAGAATTGTTGGAAGAGATCAAGAAGCAAAATGAGATGACTACTGTCCCAGTTGTTCAATATATTGTTCACAAAGAAGTCCCTTGGAGCGATGAGCCAGCACCTCACCCAATGCTAGTTGGAGGCAGTGACGAACTGATCCAGCATTTTGAAGAACCTGAAGAGAGCGAAGGGGAATCAGAACAAGATGGCGAATAAAAATTACGATACTCAATATGCCTACGATCATCGAGGCAATATCGTTGGGCTGCTACCATTCGGCAGATATGAGGATTATTCAAAAGAGACAGTGGATGCTTCTAATCAAAAAATAGAGGATTTCATCGAAGATTTGGAACTTGACGACTGTACGGGCAAAATCATCAAATGTATAGCAGGGCTTAAATACAAAGTCTATCCTCTTGAAGATATGATAGAAGCCAAACGATGTATAGATGTGTTGATTGGAAGGTTACGATGAAAAAGTGCTTATCTTTTGATGACGTCTTGCTAGTCCCACAATACTCAGAAGTTACCAGTAGATCAAGAGTGGTGCTGGGAAACAGACTGGGGAATTTTATTTTTAGATTCCCGGTCATTTCCAGCCCAATGGATACAGTTACAGAATCTGTTATGTGTCATGCCATGAACGAAGCCGGAGGGCTGGGTATACTTCATCGCTATTGTAGTATTGAAGAGCAAGTCGAGTTTGCACACGGAAAGAGCTACGTCTACGCCGCAGCCATTGGTGTCACAGGTGATTACTTGGAGCGAGCACAAGCTCTATTTGACGCTGGCATCAGGATCTTCTGTCTTGACGTAGCTCACGGCGATCACGTCTATATGAGACAAGCTATTGAAAAGATAAAAGAAAATCACGGTGAATATTGTAGCATTATGGCTGGCAATGTTGCGACACTGGATGCGTTTAACCGCCTTGCCGACTGGGGAGCAGATGCAATCCGTGTCGGCATTGGCGGAGGCTCTATCTGCTCAACCCGCGTCCAAACAGGGCACGGTATTCCGACGTTCCAATCTATTTTGGACTGTGCCCAGTCGGACAGGGACGCAAAGATCATTGCCGATGGAGGTATCAGAACTTCGGGAGACATTGTAAAGGCTCTCGCTGCTGGTGCTGACTTTGTGATGCTCGGATCCATATTGGCTGGAACAGATGAGTCTCCCGGAGAAATCTTCGAGGGGCAAAGAGGAAGATACAAGATTTATCGCGGTATGGCGTCCAAGGAAGCGCAGCATGCTTGGAGAGGTAAACACTCCTCCAATGAAGGTGTCTCAACAACTGTCCCGTACAAGGGTTCAGTTGTGCCCATTCTGAGAGATCTGGACAACGGCATTCGCAGTGGTTTGTCTTATTCAGGGGCACACACTTTACCCCTGTTGAGGGGGAAGGCAAAGTTTATTCGCCAAACCCCAGCGGGGCAGATTGAAAGCTCAACACACATTATGAGGAAATAATGAGCAAGAAGTTTGAACCAGTAAAATATGGAAAAGAATTTAAAAAGATTTCTTTTTATGATTCAGATAAGCGCCACGCTGATTTGAGGGTCAGACTTCAATATGATGGGTTGAAACAGAGTGAGTTCTTTAGGGGGGTTGTGACTGCCTATCTTGAGAAAGAAGAGAACTTCATGAAGTTTCTCGATGAACATATCACTGAACACAAAGTTCAAAGCGAAAATAAGAAAAATAAAATTAAAAAAATAAATAAAAAAGAAAAAGAAGTCAAATCAAAATTCGCACTCGATGAAGGAGAGATCGACAGCATTTTTGATTTATTAGAAGAGGAGCACCCAGAGTTATGAGAGGTTGCGCTGAATATTGTAAGAAAACAGACACGGACTGTCCCTGCAAGGAGTGCAGGCTGTGGATTGATTACCCAGATGATTTAAATTGTACACTAATTGCTATTGATAAAAACCACACCGGAGAATTAACACTGAGAGAGGTTGGTGATAGAATGGGAATAAGCTTTGTAAGAGTAAAGCAAATCCAAGACCAAGCCCTAGAAAGGGTCAAAAAAATACTGAAAACACAAAAAAGTTATTAAAAGGGTATTTTTATAATTCACACGACTATTTATTATACAAAAGCTTGGAATAAAAGGAGGCTTGTAATGAGCAAAAAACAAACACTTAAAGAAAGTACGATTCGTAGAATGATGAAGCTGGCTGAGATTGATAGCTTGAGCGATGAATTTGTCGGAGCTTTATCTGAAAAGTACGGCGAAGAAAAAACTGAAGAGACGTCTGAAGCAGTTGAAGAAATTTCCGAAGAGAGCACTGAAGAAGGCTCTGAGGCGCTTTCTGAAGAGAAAGAACCATTTGAGCCCGAAGAAGAAGAGCCAATAGAACTGGATATGGAGCCCGAAGAGGAGCCCATGGAAGAACCACCCGGAGACGCAACCGCTGATTTGGGTGCTGCTGTGGCACAACTTATGAGCGTTGTAAGCGAACTTACCGGCGTAGATATCGATGTTGATATGGACGGCGAAGAGGAAGAGGCAGAATTTCCCGAAGAAGAGCCTGAGTTAGAAATGCCAGAAGAAATGCCAGAAGAAGAGGAAGAAGCTCCCGGCGCTCGTGGTGACTATATGGAAGAAGGCGAAGAAGAGACTGAAGAAACTCTGGAAGAGGAAGATTTAACAAACGTAATCGCTCAGCGTGTTGCTACTAGATTAGCTCTAGAGAATAAATCAGATGAGCTAGCTACACAACTTGCAGAAAGAATTATCGGTCGACTTAAAAACTAGATAGGCTTTGGTTAATGAAAAAATTATCTCTTCAAGCATTAACAGCAAAGAGATTATATTTAGAACAATATATTCGTTCGCAAGTTCCAAAATTTGAAGTTTTATCCAAGGAAGGTAGCTCCCTTATGGGGCTCCTTTCCAAGCTTTTGTTTTTTAATAAAAACTTTTTGACAAAATATGTGACAACAGTTTATCCGAAAGTTTATGTTCCTAAATTACCATGGAAAGATGACAACCCCATCTCTGCAATTGCAACACTTGCACACGAATATGTGCATTTGAAAGATCGCAAGAGAATGGGGTTTCTTTTTAATTTCTTATATATGTTTCCACAAAATTTAGTATTTTTTTCTTTACTAGGTATGTTTAACCCATGGTGGTACTTGTGTCTTTTGTGCGCCCTACCCATTCCAAGCCCAACTCGTGCTTGGCTTGAATACCGTGGATACAGAATGACTTTGTTTGTTCATGAGTATTATGGAGTGATAGGAAATTTTGATGATTTCACTGATTGGATTGCCGAACATTTTGCAAATTCCAGTTATTACTGGATGTTCCCAGCAAAAAGTTATATAAAAAACAAACTCAAGAGGGACTTTTTTCTTTATGGAACACAGCGAAAAGACCTTTCAGAAATAAGAGAGATAATTAGTATATTGGAGAGGGGGTGAATAAAAACTTGACAATTATGTAAAGATGTACTATAATATTTCACAGGACATAGGAGGTCATTCAATGGAGAGAGAAATGATTACAACAACTGCTTGGAAGTATTTTAAAACACCAGAAAAAATTACATATTGCGTACAGTTTGATAAGGTCCCTAAAAGGTGGAAAACAAAATTACATAGAATGCTGAGAGGATGGCAAGAATTTTCAATTGGATTTGGATCCGAATATAATACATTTGTGTTCAAAAAAGACTTTAAAAGTTCTCAAGATTGGTTAAAATGGATAAAGAAGTTTCCCTATCAACTAACTTTCGAAAGTAATAGCGGAAGAACAAGAATTTACAATAAGAGGAAAGGTCCATGGCTGGCAAAGAAACCGAAAACAACGAACTAGATTCGCCGAATACACAAGAGGTTTATATTGTAGACAAGGATGAAGCTAGTCTTCGCTTGGTCTCTCTTTATGGATCCATTGAGGAAGAGACAATAGGGGACCTCTGTGTTGACCTCCTTGCACTCAGGGAGATGATCACTTTTTCTCAACGCAAAGAAGAGGATAAAACAATTGATTTTATTGTATCAACTTACGGCGGAGAGGCTTCTGAGGCATTCGCCCTATATGATATAATGCGCGTTGTACGCAAAGATTGCGACATCGCCACATTCGGGTTGGGAAAAGTAATGTCCGGTGGCGTCTTAATATTAGCAGCCGGTACAAAAGGTAAGCGAAAGATTGGAAAGAACTGTCGCCTGATGGTCCATAGCGTTGTGGGTACATCTCACGGCTCTCTTTATAGTTTAGAAAATGAAATGGAAGAGGTCCGGTGGATACAGGATCGATTTATCAATGCGCTCGCCAAAGAGTCAAATATGACTGTAAAACATATAAAAGAAGATCTGTTTGGAAAAAAAATGAATGTCTACTTGAGTGCTGAAGAGGCAGTCGAACTAGGCATTGCCGACGAAATCATATAACATCATAGGAGGCTGCATCATGGGATTTTTAAAGGCAGAGTATATCTGGCTCGACGGAACAGAACCGACTGCTCAGGTTAGAAGTAAAACAAAAATATTAGAAGAAGGTCAAGAGCCTCCAATCTGGGGATTCGATGGATCAAGTACGAATCAAGCACCGGGCGAGAATTCAGATTGCGTTCTGAAGCCGGCATTTATTTGTCCTGATCCCATAAGAGGTCTTGATAATATCCTCGTTCTGTGCGAGGTTTTAACACCCGACACGCTTTCTAATATTCACCCCACCAACACGAGACACGGCTGTGTTATGGCAGACACCCAACACAGAGATCATGAAATGCTGTTCGGACTAGAACAAGAATATACGTTCTTTAAAGATGGGAAGCCGCTGGGTTTCACAGAGAATCAAAAGGAACAAGGTGATTTCTATTGTGGTGTGGGTGCAGATAATATCTTTGGTCGCGTCATTGTAGAAGATCATCTTGAAGCATGCTTGCGAGCAGGGTTAAAAATCTCAGGGATCAATGCTGAAGTTATGCCCGGTCAATGGGAGTTTCAGGTAGGTCCACTTTCTGGACCAGAAGTCAGCGACCAACTTTGGGTTGCTCGTTGGTTACTGCAAAGAATAGCAGAAAGATATGATGTTAATGTTTCTTTTGAAGGAAAACCAGCCGAAGGTGATTGGAATGGTGCAGGTTGTCATACGAACGTATCAACCAAGGGTATGCGAGAATCATATGATGCCTGTGTTCAGGCTGCAGAGGCATTAGGTAAGAAAGCAGACCATCACGTTAAAAACTATGGTCACGGAATTGAAGACCGACTGACGGGCAAGCACGAAACTTGTTCCTATAAAGAATTCAAATATGGAGTCTCAGATCGAGGAGCATCGGTGCGTATTCCTTGGCAAGTAGAGAAAAATGGTAAAGGCTATATTGAGGACCGACGTCCCAATGCCAACTGTGACCCATACATAGTTACACAACTTATAACAGAAACAATTTGCGAAAACATAACGGAGCTTAACGAATGAATTTAGAGGAAAAAATCTTTTATAATGTAGCATCAGCCAAAAAACTCAACTGGGAACCATATTGGTTCGGTGGAGCACCCGGCGATTACTGTAAAGCAATTGATGAAGACTTCATCGATACAATAATAGAATGGCAGAAGGAGCACGGTCTTGATGGTGACGGGCTGGTTGGTCCGGGCACTTTTCGAAGGGTCTGGACAGAAAGAGAGTCAGCCATCTCTTCGGGAAAACCTCTTTGGGGCTTTTCATCTGAAGATAAGACCATCGTTCACAATGGAAAACATTTTCCTATTGAATGGAACAGGGTTGTTCTTTGGGATGAGGGTCTCGGGGTGAGATCTCGACCCGGAAACTTTACTTCCCATGCTGGCAAAGCAGATCGCAAACCAAATCACTTTGTGAATCACTGGGATGCTTGTTTATCAGCTAAGTCCTGCGCTTCCGTGCTGAACAAGAGAGGTATCTCTATTCATTATCTTATTGACAATGATGGAACAATCTATCAGATGCTGGACACTCAACATGGTGCTTGGCACGCTGGTCACAAATATGGAAACCGACAAGGTATCGGTGTTGAAATCAGCAATGCCTATTACACAAAGTATCAGGAAACCTATGTAAAACGAGGATATGAAGAGCGCCCCATAATTGAGGACGCCAAAGTCCACGGACGCACGCTGGATCCATTTACGGGCTTCTACCCAGTTCAACTAGAGGCACTCAAGGCTCTCTGGAAAGCAGTTCACCTTGCCTGTGATATTCCACTGGAATGTCCGACAAACGAAAATGGCGAACTAATTACTACAGTCGATAGAGACTGCGACAAGGGTAGGTTTGACGGTTTTATTTGTCACTACCATCTGACCAAAAGAAAGATAGACTGTGCTGGTCTTGATCTCGTCGGTCTTCTCGATGAAGTCAAATCTACTTTGTAAGGAGATAAATTTTAATGGCGAAGATAGACAAATTAGTTGAGAACTATTTCTCTCCTCTTCAGAAAGTTAGTTATGATTTGCTTTGTGAGATGGTAACAAACATTTTAGAGCAAGAAGAAACTAATTTTGAGATTGCTAAAAAAGCAGTCGAGGAAGAAGGATATGAATATGAAGTTATGGGGAAAAATATAATAAAAATTCTTCATGACGAGAGGCAAATAGTTCTGGACAAAATGAGAAAAAAACTAGAACCAGTTGGCTTCTCATATGATCCCCTGAAGGGCGGCTCTCTTGGTCGCTTGCAGAAACAGGATAGAATAGCCGGAAGTGCCTATATCCTTTTTAAACCAAAGAGTCGTACTCGTGCTGCCACAAGAGGAATGGATTTCGAAAAAGAGTTGGCAGATATGATTATGACAAGATATTCAGATAAAAATATCACAGCAAAAACTGCTGGATATGGGCACGGCTCCGATCTGACTATTGGGGGTCCAGAGGTCAAAGAACCACTAAAGATAGAACTTAAAACAGCTTTATCGGCAGATTTTGGTCAATTTAGAGTTCAATTCAATCTGCAGGCGAATAGCTGGGAACCAAGAAGGACGAGGGGATATCTCCAAAGAGAAGCAGTATTCGGCGAATTATTTGATTTATTTTTAAAAGAATATTTGAACGAATATTGCACTTTCGAAGATCTTAAAGACCAAAGATTAAATATTAATAAGGGAAAAATCACCGGCTTACTACCCTCCATGGCAACTGGCGATCTCAAGAGAGAACTGCAGGCAAGATGGTTTTCTGGAAAGACAGATTATAAAACCGGTTTTGATTTCGATAAAGTCGCGGGATATTATGGAGAAAAGGGCGATAAATTTATTCAAATAGGAAATCATGGCTTGTACGCTCTTGATTATGAATCAGCAGAGAAACTTGGGATTAAATATTTTGGAGACAGTGGGTTACAAGCTTCTCTCAGATTTAGGCTGAAGCCTACTATGGGCGAAAACAGTGCAACAAGCTTTACAATTGCCATTAAACTCAAGGGCAGTTTGGAAAGATCTAATTTAAGCTTGACAAGAGAAGAAGACTTAGATAAAATTATTCAGATGATTATTTAAGGAGGCTACTTGAAGACTCAAGTATACGACCGTTTCAAAGATTTCGATAAATCTCACTGCTGGCAATATGAAGTTCGTCTTCAAAACCTTGAAGAAGACCTAGAAGAACTTGGAATAACTAAAGAGCAAGTCTCCCAACTCCGCACCGACGACTTTGACTTCTCCTATGTCGACAAAACAGACAAGGAGCAATGCCAAGAAATTAAACAATTTATTGAGCGGCATGAATGGTTGGGCAAAATGCCAATGTCGATTACCCACAGGTTTACGGCGAGATTCAAAAAAATAAATACGCTCGCAGGTGTAATCATTATGGCGACCCCAAATACTTTTTCTCATCTTCTTGGCAAAGAAAATAAAGATAAAGAGAAACTTATTTCCAGAGGAGCTAGTGTCAGTTGGGCACCCAAGAACCTCGCCTCTTGGTTGATAATGAACTCAATCCGCTGGATGGTTCAGAACACAGGCTTCAGAGCCTTCACAGCCTACTCCGACCCCGAAGCTAAGGAACTTGGAACGATTTATCAAGCTTGTAACTTCTATTATTTAGGACAAATTTTTGGAACCGGTAAACAATATTTGGATCCCGATAATCTCAAGCGTGGCTGGTTCGGCTCTTCTGGGTTTGCAGACAGAAGTCAGATTGTTCGCTATGCGAAAAAGCTTGGAATTCAATTGCAGAAGGAGTGGTATAAATTTGTGGGTTCAAAAAAGAATTATCGTAAAATAAATTGGCAAGCTATACCAGAAGACATTGCTGCTCAGCTAAAGCAAGAGCGTACAGATCACAAAGCAAGGTGTCTTCAGCGACCTTCGCCGCCAAAACACAAATATTGTTATATTCTTGGAACAAACAAGAAAGAAACGAAACAATTTAAAAAAATATTTGAACAAAACAACCCAAAGCTGGTAAACTTATCATACCCAAAGAGGAGAGGTGAATAATGAAAGAGTATTGTAATGGAAATGATTTACATCAAAAACTTTTAGAGGGTGTGAATATCCTTGCAGATAACGTTGCTTCCACATTAGGTCCGAGGGGAAGGAATGTCATTCTCCAGAGCAAAGGAAGGAACCCGATCACAACTAAAGATGGTGTAACCGTAGCGAAGTCTGTTAATCTTGAAGATCCAATTAAAAACGCTGGGGCTCAAATTCTTAGACAAGCTTCAGAACAAACCAATGCCGAAGCAGGCGATGGCACAACAACTTCGACTGTACTGGCTAGAGCTATTCTCCAGCAGGCTCAAAAATATATCACTGCTGGTGTTTCTCCAATTGAAATTAAGCGAGGAATTGATAGGACAGTCGAAGTTGTGGTTAAAAAGCTGGAAGCATCAGCCAAGTCAATCTCAAGCAAGGAAGATATTGCACATGTCGCTAAAATTTCTTCGAATGGTGACGAGCAGATTGGAAAACTAATTGCCATGGCAGTTGATCTGGCGGGCAAGGACGGGGCTATTACAATAGAAGAGGCTCGTTCAACCGAAACGAGTCTTGATGTTGTTGAGGGGTTTATTTTTGATTCTGGTTTTTTATCTCCAACATTCATCACTGATGAACGGAAGGGTACTGTTCTTTATGAGGACCCTTTGTTTTTAATTACAGACCACAAAATTGAACATGTGGAAGAAATAATTTCAGTGCTTGAAGTCGTAGCGAGAGAAAGTCGACCTCTTATTGTCGTCGCAGAGAACGTTGAAGGCCAAGCCCTAGCAGCATTAATCATGAATTCCGTGAGAGGGACAATGAAAGTCGCTGCCATCAAAGCTCCAAGGTATGGACAGGAGCGAAGAGCAATTCTTCAAGACCTTGCTCTTTCAACTGGCGCTACATTTGTCTCTAGAGAATCTGGAATGAAGCTTCAAGAAGTTACTTTCGAAAATTTAGGCTCTGCACAGAAGGTTGAGTCACACAAGTATAATACCACTGTTGCCGGCGGAAAAGGTGATTGGGAGCAGATTGAGGAAAGGATTGAGGCATATAAAGCAGAATTAGAACAAACCGATTCATTAAACGAATGCGAGAGAATTCAGGAAAGAATTACAAAACTAGCTAGTGGCATCGCTGTCATTCGTGTCGGTGCAGCCACAGAAATAGAGATGATCGAGAAGAGACATCGAATTGAGGACGCTCTAGAGGCAGTAAAATCAGCGCAGCTTGAAGGAATTGTCCCCGGAGGCGGTGTTGCTTTAATCAGAACACTGAAGAATTTAAAAGTAAAAACAGGCACAGAAGAACAAGAGATTGGAGTGAAAATAGTTATGGCGGCTATTGAAGCCCCATTGCGTCAAATGGCAATCAATGCTGATGCATCGGCAGATTTAATTCTAGAAAGGGTTTACAAATCGAAATCAAAAACAAAAGGTTGGGACTTTGCATCGGGAAAAATGGTAGACTTAGTTGAAAAAGGTATCATCGATCCGGTCAAGGTCACGAGGTGCGCTCTTCAAAATGGTGCTTCTGTTGCGACAGCATTAATTACATCAAACCATGCGATTGTAGAGACATAAGCCGTTTACATTACTACTTAATATAGTCGGGGAAACCAGCCCTATGGATAGGGAATACACATACTAATGGACGAACAACAAATGTTATCAACTGAATTAGTGGAGCTTAGCGGCAAATTCGAGCGGCTGATGGATGCCATCGATGGTGTAAAGGAGCGGCAGGAGAATATGGCTGACGATATCGCTAAAATTAAAGAAGCTGTTTACAACCCCGACGAAGGGCTCTACGCCCGCCTCCGAGCTTTAGAAGCTTGGAAGAAGACCTCCTCAAGAGTTATTTGGATGTGCTGCACGGCACTAGCTGGTCTAGTTGTCGCGACTGCTTGGTCTGCGTTGTTAGATATTTAATATGACAGAAAAGAAGTTGAAAGTAGAAGTAAGCAGAGAATTCTTAGAAAATATAATCAAGTACCAAGAAACACAAAGAACAAGAACAAACGAAACTATTAAAACGTTTTCTGGAAAAGCTTTTGACTCTCACCAGTTTGCTCTTCTTTGTGAGCACATGGTATTATTAAATGGTTATATTGAAATGCTTGATGATACATTACTTTCATCAGAAAGTCGTATAGTGGAATCCGGCGACGAAAAAGAAGAACACATCATTTTAGAAGAAGAAGTGATGATGGCTTCATACGAAATTCAAAAAGCCCTAGATGAACATGAATATCAATTGACCGGATACGGTATTTCTTTTCTCACCCACTAAATAATTTCAAAAAAAACTTGACAATATTTCCCTCGTGTTTACATTATAGATATGGGCAAATGATGCCACTCATAAGGAGGATATTTATATGAGCACACTTACTTTATTTCGAGATCCATTTTTTAACACAACCCGTCGTGGAACATTCTTTGATTCTTTACTTGATGATTTCTTTGATGTTCCAAAATTAGCTGTGCGGAATGCGATTAGTGATCGCACCCTTCCCACTACAAGAACAAGTGAGCACGACGACCACTTTGAGATTTCTCTAGTTGCCCCCGGTCTAATTAAAGAAGATTTTAATATCTCACTCGAAGGGCGCAACCTGACCGTTTCCTTTGAGGGAGGGGATGAAGAGGGCGAAAGGATGATTGACTATTCGTCTTTCACAAAATCTTGGACCCTCCCCGAAGGAACATTAGAAGAAGATATCGAAGCGGAATATGTTTCAGGTATTCTTACACTCAATATCAGCAAACAAGGTCCACCGGAAACTTCGGTGAAGACAATTTCTATTAAATAATATTAGAAGAAGGATAAATAAATATGTCAAAAGTTATTGGAATTGATCTGGGCACGACAAATTCTTGTGTTGCCGTAATAGATGCGACTGAACCGAAAGTCATTCATAGCGAAGAAGGGACAAGAACCACCCCATCTGTTGTTGCGTACACCACAAATGGTGAGCGACTGGTGGGTGTCTCAGCACAGAGACAAGCAATCACAAATCCGAAACACACCGTGTTTTCTGCTAAGCGTTTCATGGGAATGAAATTAGCCGAAGTTGAGAAAGAGATAAAGAAATTACCGTATGATGTCGTCTCTGGAAAGAACGGTGAATGCCGTATTCGGATTGATAGCAAGGACTTATCCGCTGCTGAAATTTCAGCGCAAATACTTCTTAAATTAAAACGTAGCGCAGAAAAATATCTTGGGCAAGACGTTAAGGAAGCCGTCATTACGGTTCCTGCTTATTTCAACGATGCTCAACGTCAAGCGACTAAGGACGCAGGCAAAATTGCTGGACTTGAAGTCAAGCGTATTATCAACGAGCCCACAGCCGCAGCGCTAGCCTACGGCTTAGATCAAAAAGGCGAGCAAAGAATTGTCGTATTTGATTTAGGCGGCGGTACTTTTGATGTGAGCGTTCTAGAAATTGCCGAGGGTGTCGTGGAAGTTATGAGCACCAATGGTGATACTCACTTGGGTGGAGATGATGTCGATCAAATTCTGATCGATCATTTGGTTGATACATTCAAGACAGACACGGGAATCGACCTAAATAGCGACAAGACGGTTTTGCAACGTCTCAAAGAGGCGGCAGAAAAGGCGAAAATTGAACTCTCCAGTACACAACAAACAGAGATTAATTTGCCATTCTTGACTGCTGACGCAAGTGGTCCGAAACATCTTGTTGTGACAGTTCAGCGTTCTAAATTTGAACAAATGATAGAGCCTATCGTAGCTCGCACTTTGGTTCCCGTCAGTAATGCGCTCAAAGATGCCGGCTTAAAGGTAGGCGACATTGACGAAGTTATTCTTGTTGGTGGTTCTACGCGAATTCCAGTGGTTCGCGCAGCAATCGAGAAGCATTTTGGAAAAACTGCTAACAGTTCTGTTAATCCCGATGAGGTTGTTGCTCTTGGAGCCGCCGTGCAAGGTGGTGTTTTTTCTGGCGATGTTCATGACATTCTATTGCTAGATGTCACACCACTTTCATTAGGTATCGAAACTTTGGGCGGAGTCACAACACACCTTATCGACAGGAATACGACAATTCCCTGTCAAAAGGGTGAGACTTTTTCCACGGCTGCTGATAACCAATCTTCTGTTGATATTCATGTATTACAGGGAGAGAGAAAGTTTTCAGCCGATAACCGTACTCTTGGAAACTTCCGCTTGGATGGCATTCCACCAGCACCAAGAGGTGTTCCACAAATTGAAGTAACTTTTGACATTGACGCAAACGGGATTGTCAATGTTAGTGCGAAGGATAAGACTACTGGCAAGGAACAATCGATTACAATTACTGGTGATGGATCCTTGTCTGATGAAGAAATTAAGTCGATGGTTGACACTGCGAAGGCGAATGAGGAAAACGATGAAGCTAGGCTACGCTCTATTGAATCAAAAAATAAACTAGATACACTCAGATATCAAGCAGAGAAGGTGGCTTCTGATAGTTCCGATAAACTTAGCGAGGAAACAAAGGCTAATTTGTCTACTTGCTTAGAGGCGTCACGATCTGTCTCAGAGACTGACGATGTGGGTGCAATGGAAGAGGCGTACAAAACGCTTGAAACGGCTCTTCATGCAGCCGCTCAAGAATTGTACGCAAAATCAGCGCAACAAGAGGAGCAATCATTCACTCCGCCTGATGCAGAAGAAGACATTGTTGACGTAGAATTTCAGGAGGCAATTTAGGCTCCTAGTTGGAAGTTATCTCCGCTTCCCATCCTTCCTGTCAAAAGGGGCGGTTTATCCGCCCCTTTTGTTTTTTCTTAACTAATTACTATGAATTAATATATACTGTTCCAAGGATTAATAGATGAAAATAACAATCAGATCAAAACTAGTTTTAAGCGAACAGCTAAAAGCCCATATTTATGAAATTCACTGTAGGGTTAAGATGAAAAAAGCGATAAATCGTGAAAACTTAAAAACAGATATAAGAGCCATTAGTGGCATAACAACAGTTACAATAATTCCAGAAAGCGAGAATATTACAGATGTTTATGCATATCAAACTTTAAAGGTTAAATTTCAACCTTATCAAGTTTCACCGGGAGACTTTTTAAGGAAAGTTGCTGAAAGTTTGCGCAAATTTTCCGGAAAAGGTTTGGTTTCTTTTAACTTTTTCCCCGGTACCCTAGAGAGGATTGAAATATGAGTTTCTCAACCAGAAAATGGTTCAAATATCTTTCAGAGGACAAGAAACCTCAAGAAGAAAAGCTAATCAACGAAGCGGAACAAGCAGAAGTTGACGAGCTTATAGAGTATATTGAGGCATATGACCCAGAAGAATCTCCGTTCGATGATATATTCAAAGATAAATGGAGATTAGCAGTGCCTTTCGGAGACACTCCAGCCAGTGAAATCTTCGAGACTCTGGAAGATGAGGGCTATGAAATAAGTTGGGAACCCAAGCAGATTACTGTGAAATACACAACGCCCAATGGAGAAAAGAAAACAAGAGAAGAAGAAAGATTCTCCTTTTTCGCTTCGAGAACAAGCGAGATAGAAAAATATGAAGAGAAGAAATACGACCTCAGACTGCCTTTAGAAAAATGGGAAAATGAATGGGCTGAAAAGAATCCGGGGGAATCTCTCGTCGACATTATCGAAGGTCATCCTGATTTCGAAGAATATTCGGCTCTTCTCATTCCATATCAAAAACATAAAAAACGTGGATATCGCAAAGCAAAACTCGGAAAAGTTATCAATAGAGTTTTCAAAGACAATCCAGAGGTAATCAAGTTCTGGACAAACAACGCTGCCAAGTATTCAGAGAACCCCGAGCCTTTCAAGTTGGCAAAGAAGAAGGGAAGATATATGGTCGTCTTCACGAGACATCCAGTCGATGTTTATCGAATGAGCGACCATGATCATATTTCATCTTGTCACTCTATCGGTCGCGGGAGCTTTGGTCACTGTTCGCTGCAGGAAGCTCACGATTTTGGTATCCTTGCATATATGGTTCGAAAGGATGAACTAGAAGGCGTCGACCTGCAGGCTGATGAAATCTTTGCCGACAGTGAAAGGAGTCTCAAAGGCGTTACGGCATATGGTCGCATTCGTCTCCGAAGATTTTTCAATGACGAAGAGGAATATGATTTAGCAATATCAGAAGAAAAAGAATATGGGACTAAATTTCCCGGCTTCAAAGATTTCGTCAGGGAATGGTCAAGGGAAGCTCAGAAAGACCGGATCTATGATGGGGACGAAGGGGACTTCAAGAAGCTGAATATGGATAACTTCATCCGAATGGGTGGGTCTTATTCAGATGCTGTTCACGACGGTAAAGGCGAGTCCGAACTATTCAATAAGTTTCTCGCAACAGACGAATATAGCGGGAGAACAAGATTTGTTAATGACGAAAGAGACATCGAAGATCCGGCAAACGCCATGGCTTACAGGCAGCAGGAATGGGAAGAACAAGCACAACAATACGACCATCTGGCTCGCACTGAGTTAGAACATTATAGCGTTTCATATGATATTGATATCGATTATGAATACGATGATGATCACCTCTCTCTGCGTCACGAAGCTTCTGTTGAGATTGTTATTCCCCTGAAAGACTTATCGATACACCCCGCTCATTATACCGAAGACCACGATGCATGGTCCAAGTTGGTTCAAGAGCTAGATCACGAAATATCCAAACACAGCGGAGATCTAACCCCTGATGATGTCAATTGGAGTACAAGAGATGACGGCGACATAGGCGTAGAGGTCCTCGCCATCACCTGCGCCTTCAACACTCACCGAAATCACGCCGATACCCCCGATGGCTATTATGAAGTCACCCAAGCCGCTATGAGAGCCGACGAGGATTACGATGAGCTTCTTGACGGAGTATATGGCGTCCTAATACAGCTAGGGTATATAAAATCGGCTTCTACAAAACTAGTCACCCTTATCGATGATATTCGGGATGGCAATTTTGAGGAGCACTTCAAGAACTTTGAGGGGAAAATGCAAGGTCGCAACTTGCTTATTACATTGAAGGGCACTGCGATGAGACATGCAATGCCCCTGAACCCTCCCGCCACCGGGAATGAACTTTTCATCAACCAAGTTTTCAAAACATCATTTGATCAAAAAGATTATAAAATACAATTTCTGGATGCTCCGGGTCAAGGTGATCGTGGAATACTTCCCGCCATCCGGTCAGGCAAGTTTACAGAACAAGTTCTGAAACATTTTTCTCGATTTGAAAAAGAGGCGAGAGAAGCAGTCTTGAGCCAACTCGACTTATTCACCCCAAGACAAATGGGCTTGGACTTGGATGATGCTAAGGAAGAGGTAAAAAGATTAGACATTCCAGCTTTTACCGACCCTAT